TAAGTTATTTCTTTCCAATAATAAGGTATTGGTCATTTTATTATCACAAGCCAACATTGATTCTAAATCATTAACCAAGAAGAAACCAATACTCTGTAATGAAGATACAATTGCTTGAGCAGATAGACTTTCCAATGCACCTGCTCTAACAAAGATAATAGTATTATGTGTTTCTAGTTCTATAGAATTATCTTTACCATCAGCATTCTGGATAGTCACACTTCCGATTTCTACGTCATTTTGTGATATCCAAGCTTCATCAACATAAATTGAATCAAATGCAATCTTCTTCGCGTTACATACTTCTTCTGCAATCTCTGCAAAAGTACCTTCGCCAGATTCTTTCTTACCCAATACGGCAACGTGTAGATTATCCTGCTCTATAGGCTCTTCAAAATCTTCTACTATAAAGTAATCATTAAAATTTTTCATTAGTATTGGTGCCCCTTCCATTTTTGTTCGAACCATACATTTCCTTCTCCGTCACCTACCCCTGGGGTAGCAGTCTCTTCTCCGTCATCAATAAAACCGAAGGGAATCATATCGTCCTGAATTTCTGCTAATCTTTCTTTATATAGCATGTTCTTTATATCTATATCTGTTATACCATTGAACACATCGGTAGATGTAAACCAAGCAAACATAACCAAATTCATCATTAAATCATCATGGTTAGGTGCAATGGCTTGATAACTACTACCCTTAGAAACAAATGTACTCATTTCTATAATTGTTTGTGCATCGTGTATAATTAACTTTTTCTGTTCTATTAAATCTTTTACTGTTGAACACCCAATACGTTTTACTCTTCTGGTCATTGTAGCACCAATTGCATTTGCCTTTAAAGAGGATTCAACAAACATATGTTCGTATTCTAAATCATAATATAATCCATTACATACAACAGCACCTTGGTCATTACTTTCTATAACAACATATGCTTCATTATACATATTGGCATATTTATAAATCATATCAGGCATTAACATCGGAGATATATTATTATCTCTAAATATAGCCACCTGCTCAAAAGTTTCAGTTGATACATCTATAATAGTAAAGGTAGAATAATCTTGGCCTCGCCCTTTACAAACATCTACTGTCATGATATAATTATGAGTTGGTACTGGCTCTTTGTAAATAAATATATTTTCTCTATATTTAATTGGGTCTATAGCTACTTGACTTAACAGATGATTTGCATCTATAAGAGTATTACCACGACCATGAAAAGTATTACCAAACTCTTGTTCGAACTGTAATGCAGAAGTATTACTAATGGTTTCTGCCTTCCACTTCTCATCTCTCCCTGGAACGTCCCACCAATCTACTCTAAACGGTTTATACTCATTAGTTCCCTGAGAAGCTCCTTCCCAAATCTTATGATATACATTACCAATACCATTAGCAGTAGAAGTAATAATCACTTTAGTATCTTTACCAGATGATACAACAGGATAAGTTGATGTATAGAATTGAGCATCATTCTCTACAAAAGCAAACTCATCTAAAAAGAGTAAGTTAATAGAAAGACCACGAATGGAAGAACCACTAGTAGCCGCAGCCATAATCTTAGAATTATTACTAAACTCTATTGAACCCTTATTCAATGCTTTACAGCCAGGTTGTAAAAAGAAAGGTAAGTTCTCTAACATTAGAGTCACCCTCGCCAACATTTCCCTTGCCGTAGCACCCTTATTTGCAAGTACTGCAATAGTTTTCTCTGGATGAAAACATGCATACCATAGTAAATAAGCAACAGATGAGATAGATTTACCACTCTGTCTACATGCTAATACTATACTAAATCTATTATTATTAAAGTGTCCAAACATCTTTTCTTGGTAATCATATAAATCAAAGGGTACTAAACCTTCATCTAATGATATAACTTTAAGATATTTACGAGCAAAGTATGCAGGATTTTGCATACATTTGGCATATTCAAGCACTTCATCTTTCGTGAATTGAGTTTCTACTCCATCACGCTTTACTGAAGGGTTACCTAAATAACCAAACTCGTTATTCTTTATTCTCTGCATCAATCACTCTATCTCTATCAAGTAACATTTTCTGTAAATCTGTAGTACTACCCACAAACATATTATTATTGGTTACTCTCTTAGCTTCATCATCTTTCTTTTCATCTTTTAAATCTTTCTTGGCTTTCTGTAGTGCCATTAACTTTTCAGTAGTATCACTAATATCTTTTATAGACTTAGATAATACCTCAAATGCCCTAGGATGCTCAGACTCTCTTGCAAGTTCTGCAAGTATATCTAAAGACTTAGTACCAGTGGCAATTAAATCTCTATATGTATCACGGGAGAATTCATAATCATCTTTGATATCTTTCTCTTCTTCTGGTATCGCTGGAACATTTACCTTAGTTTTAGTCGGTAAATTTTTTTCCAAAGACGCGTTCAATTTATCTCTTTTATCCATATTAATCTTGTGCTGGAGTTTCATCTATGGTAGTAGTTACAGTAAAGTTATCTGCTGTATCTGTGCTACCTACTGTGAAGTCCATCTCCTCAAATCTATTAGTGTTATCTGTTCCACCAAATTTTTCGAAATCTATATTTACTTCACGGATAATATTAGCATTATCATTAGTTGGTCCGTAAAACTTCATCTTCATTGTAAAATCTAGTTGATATACAAGAACTCTACGAGAAATAAAATCACCCTCATATTCATCTTGGATATCTGCATTAGTAAGTACTATAGGGACATCTTGTTTAAAATCAAAGCCATCTACTGGTTTGATTGTTACTGTATAATCTGGTTGGAAATATGGAAGTATTTGTTCCATAATTTGTAAACCATCATCTTGATTCTTGGCTAAAATATAGAGTGACATACCTATATTATAGTTTGTATAGAAGCTTATTTTCTTTTTCTTAGTTACATCACTACCATGTGATTCAACTATACTACTTAACTTATTTAATTTTGATGCAGAGTCTTGTGCTAAAGATGTAATTTCAAATGCCATTCTGGGTAATTTTAGAGCAATTGATGCATCAATATTAGTATCTTGGTCTAATCTAGCCAAAAACTTTTGTTTTGGTCCATATGCAAGTGGAACTTTTTGTTGACTTAAAATACCACCAGAACCATCTTTACGAACTACTGATATATTATTAAAAAGAGTACCAAATACTGCAACTGATTTTCTTAGGGTTGCATGGTAAAAATGATTTCCAAACATTAATAAGTCTCCGATGGGTCACCGAATGGATTAGACTCGGTAAAGTCTATGAAATTATCACCAATAGTTTCGAATGCTACGTTCTGAGATGCCCCATCATTTGCAAATACATTACTAGTATCATTGTCTCCAATATCATAAACCTTAGTAATAATGCAGGTACTACCACTAGTACCTCCAATTAGCGGTTTACTAGCGGACGCTACGAACTGCCTATACGATTCTGAGCCAGAGACCCCTATACCTGATACTGATATACTTCCTGCAATGTCTGATGTCTTAGTGAGAGTTTGTACTTCACCAAAGATTTTTACTGCAGGAGTATCACCATCTGCTGGAACCAATTCTTGTGTTACTATCTCTGATTGTGTAAAGTGATTACCACCTGTAACTGTTAAGTCTATTGCAATCTGATAAGCTTCTGCACCAGTAGTATCATCTATTACACCAACTCCTGTTTCAAATTCTTCATCAGAATACTCAAAGAGAGCACATGTAAGTTTATAAACAGGTAGGTTAGATAATTGGTAAAACGGCTTATCATCTTCCACATGAGATATTTCAAAGAAAGAATTGGTCATAGGTAAGAAGAGTAAGTCACCTTCTTGCGGCTTTAACTGAGCTTCATTTAATCCTACTGAATGATTCCAAGACTTTCTTGATATAACAAAGGATGCTTCATCACGAATTTCTAATCCAAACTTAGAGTATAAGTCACCAGTTCCCTCAAAGCCTTCTACATTCTCAATGTATGCTTCTACTAAATATGCATCATCAAATCTTGATGAAGGGTCTTCGTTTAGAATATCATCACGGTTTACTAAGGTTCTAGGTATATAATATACATCTTGACCAAAGATTTTTAGTGATTCAATTACCAAATCCTCATAGAGGTTTTGTTCTGAACGAACTGCTTGACTAAAATATACGTTACGTGGCATGTATTATCCCATATAGAAATCGATTGGCTGTTCCCAATTCAATCTGACTTCTTCTTCTAATTTTTCTATCTCTGCTAAAGCATCATCAAATAATTGACGACCATTAAACTGAACCCCACCTGGCATTTGCATACCTTCGAATTTAAGTAAATTAGACCCCCACTGCTTCTTAATAATCGCAGTTAGATATTTTTTAAGGTAATGGTCATTATAGATATCTGTAAATGTTTCTGGGTCTATAATACGATATGCTTCTACCACTAGATAATTATCTATAACTACTTCTTCTCCCCACTTCATATCAACTCTTAATTGATTTCTATGTCTATCAAAAGAAGTAAATTTATTTTCTGAATCAATAACTAAATCTAATGTTGAAAGATATTGTTGAGCCATAGAGTATTCTAATAGAGAACCCATATAACCTAAACTAAACATATCATTTAAATGCATCTGATACTTAATATCAAATAAGTTATTACTTGTAAATGCATCATTAATAGGGAATAATCTAATTACATCTGTTACTGCATCAGGAATAGGAATATATTCATTTTCCATATCACCCTTTACAATACTAGATATAGAAGCTGTTGCTCCACTATTAGTACATGTTATGACT